ACTGGCGTTGAATACAATCAAAGCTCTACTGCTAATCCAGAAGAAAATAGACAAGTGCGTGCTATTCGAGTTATTGAAAGACAATATTATCAACTTAAAGATTGTATGTACTATGTTGATGAAGTTACTGGTGATATGCGTCAAGTACCTAGTAGCTGGGGTAAACGTAAAAGAGAAAAGTTTGCCGATGATTATGGTTTAGATATTTTAAATAGATTAGATCGTAAAGTACGTTGGACCGTAACTGCTGACAAAGTAGTATTACATGATGATTGGTCCCCTTATGAATGTTTTACTATTGTGCCTTACTTTCCTTACTGGCGTAGAGGTAGACCATTTGGCATGGTAAGAAACTTAATATCACCACAAGAACAATTAAATAAAATAAGTTCACAAGAACTTCACATTGTAAACACAACTGCTAACAGTGGTTGGATCGTAGAAACAGGTTCATTACAAGGCATGACCGCGGATGATCTCGAGGAACACGGTGCGGAAACTGGTTTAGTATTAGAGTATAATCGCGGATCCTCCCCCCCTGCGAAGATACCACCTAATCAGATTCCCACCGGCCTCGACCGTTTAGGTCAAAAAGCTGCAGCTAATATAAAAACTATTAGTGGTATTAGTGATGCTATGTTAGGTACTGACAGTCCTGAAGTGTCTGGAGTAGCTATTCAACAAAAACAAAACCGTGGTGTCTTGATGATTCAAGTACCATTAGATAATTTACAAAAAACTAGACAATACTTAGCTGAACACGTATTACGTATGGTGCAGCAGTACTATACCGAAGAAAGATTAATTCAAATCACTGATGAAAGTGATCCAATGAAACCCGAAATGCCTATCGTAGTAAATCAAGTAACTCCTGAAGGAGACATAATAAATGATTTAACTTTAGGAGAGTATAAAGTAGTAGTTGGTACTATGCCTGCTAGAGATAATTATGATGAAGTACAATTTGCTGAAGCTATACAACTTAGACAAGTTGGCGTACCAATCCCTGATGATTTAATTGTTGATTATTCACACTTAGCTAAAAAAGGTGAAGTTGCTAAACGTATCCGTATAATGCAGGGTATGGAGCCACCATCTGAAGAACAAGCACAAATACAAGCTTTCCAAGCACAAGCTGAAATACAAAAAATACAGCTGGAGATTGCTAAAATGGAAGCGGAAGTACAGAATTTGCAATCGCTGTCGCAGCTTAATATGGCAAAAGCTCAAGAGTCTGCTGCCGATCCACAACTTAAAGTGGCTGAACTGCAAGCGAAAATGCAAATGAAGCAAGAGGAACTAGCTTTACGTCAACAGTTATCATCAATAACTAATGACATGAGGCGAGGACAAAGTGAAACCCAAGCGGCATCAAAAATTGCTGTCGAAGCTATGAAAACCAAAGGAGGCACGTAATGGCTAAAAAAGATAACACAACGGAAGAAGTAGAATTTATAGGTATGCCTGGAGCAGATGCAAAAACTGAAGAAGATGTTGCACCATTCCAAGTTGATATGAATTTTGAAGATGAACCTGAAACTGAAACTACGGAGGCAGCAGTTGAAGAAGAAGAAACAGAAGAGGAGGATCCTGGAGAGGAGACAACAGAAGAAGTTGCAGAGGAGCAAGTCGAAGAAGCTACAACTGAAGAACCAGAAAGTGAAACAGAAACACCAGAAACAGAGACAGTTCAAGGAGATGATGAACAACCTGTGGAAGCAGTGGAGGAAGGATCAGAGGTAGAAGAAGAAGTAGAAGAAGAAGTAGCAGAAGAGGTAGCCGAAGAACCTAAAGCACCTATGGTGCCTAAATCTAGACTTGATGAAGTGCTTGCAAAAAATAAAGAAATGCAAAAACGTTTACAAGACATAGAAGGCAAAGAAACAGAAGAAACGAAAGCACCTGACTATGATTTTGTTACTCAAGAAAAAGCTTATCAAGACTTAGTGTTAGAAGGCGAAACTGAAAAAGCTGCTTTGCTTAGGCAAGAGATTAGAACGGCAGAAAGAGAGCAGTTAATGTCTGAAATGCAAAGTAAAATGGGCCAAACTGTACAACAAGATCGCGAGTTACATGAATTAAACCAAAAAGCTTCTGAGATTATGGAAGTATTTCCTATTTTTGACGAAAAAAGCAAAAGTTACGATGAAGCTTTAACTAGTGAAGTTATGGAACTACGTGATGCTTTTATTTATCAAGGTTATGGTGCAGCTGATTCTTTAGCAAAAGCTACTGAAGTTACTTTATTAAGTAAAAAACCAGAGTTATTACAAGGCGAAGAAGCGCCAGCAGCTGATCCAGCACCAAAGTTAACTAAAGCAGTTCAAGAAAAGAAACAAAAAGCTACTGTTAAAAAGAAAGTAGCAGCTTCTCAAGCACAACCACCTGAAATGAAAGGTGAATCTACTAAAAATAAGAAAGTAGTAGATATAAATGTTATGTCTGATGATGAATTTGGTGCATTACCAGAAGATACTTTACGAAGATTACGTGGTGACTTTGATTAAAGAGTAGTATACTATTTACGAATTCGTTGGTTAGAACGATATCTAACAACTGGTCGTTCAGTATAAAAATCGTCTAATTCGTCTGCAACGACGTTAACTGCTCGAGGTCGTGCTCGTTAAAATAACGATATCGTATCCCAACGATAAAGGGTATACGGGATATCGCCCCAAATAGCGATTGGTTATTTAATTTAATTTTATTTGGAGGGCCTTATGGCTAATACAAACTTTAGCGCGTTGACCAGTGAACAGCTTACTATCTGGTCTCGTGATTTTTGGCGTGTAGCTCGAAATATGTCTTTCATTAACCAATTTGCGGGTAGTGGACCCAACGCAATGGTTCAGCAAATAACTGAACTTACTCAATCAGAAAAAGGTGCAAGAGCTGTATTAACACTTCTTGCCGACATGACTGGTGACGGTATCGTTGGTGACAACACGCTTGAAGGTAATGAAGAAGCATTAAGAGCATTCGACATTGTTGTACAACTAGATCAAATGAGATTTGCAAACAGACTTTCCGGTCGTCTTGCTGATCAAAAATCTGTTGTCAACTTCCGTGAGCATTCAAGAGATGCACTTGCATATGCAATGGCAGATCGTATGGATCAGTTAGCGTTTTTAACCTTAGCTGGGATTTCTTATAACAGAAAGAACAACAATATTGGTGGTTCTTCTGCTACAAGACCTACTTTAGGTTCAGGTGCTAATTTATCTGACTTAGCGTTTAGTGGTGATGTAACTGCTCCTACTTCTAACAGACACAGAAGAGTCGATGCAACTAGTGGTCTAGTTGCTGGTGATACTTCTGCTTTAGTCGCAGCTGACACAATGTCTTACAAGACTATTGTTGAGTTAAAAGCTTTTGCTAAAGACCAATACATTAGAGGTATGAGAGGACAAGGTAATGAAGAGATGTTCCATTTCTTTGTTACACCACAAGTAATGGCTGATCTGAAGCTAGATTCAGACTTCTTATCTAACGTAAGAAGTGCTGGCATCAGAGGACCAAACAACGAACTATTTGCTGGATCTTCTAGCTTAATGGTTGACGGCGTTATGGTTCACGAATTCAGACACGTACCAAACACATCTCAAGGAACTTCTGGTTCTCAAAAAGGTGGTTCTGGTAGTGATGTTGATTTCGCTGCTTGCTTATTCTGTGGAGCTCAGGCTCTTGCAATGGCAGATATCGGTTTACCTGAAATAGTTGAAGACACTTTTGACTATGGAAACCAAAATGGTATCTCTATTGGTAAGATCATGGGTCTTAAAAAGCCTAAGTACAATTCTGACATTTCTGGTCAGGATGAAGACTTTGGTGTAATCAGAGTAGATTGCGCATTTTAATTAAGATTGGGGTGGTCTTCGGGCCACCCCCTTCTACAAAACAGGAGTTTTAAATGGTAGAAAAAGAAATGAAAAGAATGACAGTAAAAGCTAGTGAAGATGTATATGTAGCTTTAACTACTGGTGATGCAGTAAGATTGACTGCAGGAGAAGAACGAGAATTCCCAGAATATATTGCTTATGCTTGTTTACAAGCTGGTTGTACGGAAGTAAAAGTCCCAACTATTGATGAAGTAATAGAAAAAACTAAAAAGAAAACAACTAAGAAAAAATAATTAAATGGCGGGCACGTTACAAGCACAACACATTTTATCCAGGGTACGTAACATACTACAGGACAATACTGGTGTGCGTTGGACCGACGGCGAGATGTTTGATTATTTAAGTGATGCTCAAAGAGAAATAGCGAACATAAGACCTGATGCTACTGCAGTACACAGTAATGTACAGCTAGCAACAGGCACCGAACAAAGCATACCAACAGATGGTTTGCGTTTAATAAAGTTAGTAAGAAACATGTCTGGTTCTGGTACGGATGCTACTGGAGCTAGAAGTATTAGAGTAGTAACTGAAGACTCTTTAAATACTACTGAACCTAGCTGGCATGACCCTACTGTGACTGGAGATGCAACTCATGGTACCGAAGTAAAACACTATATTTTTGATAGTGAAGACCCAAGAAAGTTTTATGTTTATCCTGGTGTTGCTGGTAGTGCTTATGTAGAAGTAGTCTATTCTAAAAACCCAACTAATATTGGTGCAGCCACCGATGTAATACAAGTAGATGACATTTTTGCAAATGCTTTAATAAATTTTGTTTTATATAGAGCTTATTTAAAAGATGCAGAATATGCTGGCAATCAGAATCGTGCTGGTAGTCATTACCAACTATTTACCCAAAGTTTAGCTAGAGGTGCAGTGGTAGCCAGTGCAATAGAACCCAGTCAAGGAGTAGTTAATGGCTAGTTTTGATTCTTTAATTAGAGATGTATTACCGTACGTTCCAGGTTGCCCTGATAGTTTAATTGAAACAAATATTAGAGCGGCAACTATAGAACTTTGTGAAAAAAGTAGAGCTTTTACTTTTGATTTAGATCCCATTACTACTATTTCTGGAGTATATGAATATGAGTTTGATCAACCTAGCGGCACTGAAGTACATCAAGTGCTTTGGGCGACTTATGATGGACATGACTTAGACCCTATTAGTCCTAGAAGTTTGGAACTTAATTACCCAGATTGGCGTGACCGTGGTGGGACACCAACTGTTTATTTACAAAAAACTCCAACTACTTTCTGGTTAGTACCAGTACCAAACTCAGACAAACAATTACTTATGAATGTTGCCTTAAAACCAACCAGAACCACTAATAATATTGATACAGCGTTTAGTAACACTTATCGCGATGCTATTTTGTATGGCACGGTATATAGATTATTAAGGATACCGCAAAAAGAATGGACTGATCCCATTACTTCTAGTGATTATTTTGGTTTATTTAATGAACAGATAAGGTTAGCAGAATTAAAAGGACGTGGTGGTGACACTGGCGTAAAAAGAACAGTTAAATACAAAACAGCAGGTCTAAGCCACAGGAAGAGGTATGGACGATATGGTAAAGAGTTGGACTATTAAAGATACTGTTTTCGAATACATCCCAATAGAGGATGTTAAAGTTGCTTACAACAACATCGAAAAAGATCTTAAACGTGTAACACAAAAGTCATACGCGGACTGGATACCTGCAGATGTGTATGCAGCTTTACGAGATGGTAGCTCTGAGTTATACATGGCGTATACCAAAGACTATTACTCGGGGTTTTTAATTCTTTCAGTTCTTAAGGATGCTGGCGGAGAAAAAACTTTATATATTTGGGTTGCGTACAGCAGACCTGGGTATAATAATATGGAAGCTGGTATGGAGTTTTTAGAAAAACTTGTACAAAATACTAGCATAACTGGGATGGAGTTTCATTCCAATCGCCTTGGATGGACTAAGGCGGCTAACTTGCACGGATTTAAAGCAGTAACAACAATATATAAGAAGGAATTGTAATGGGTAGTTCACCAAAACAACAAGATTACCAACCTAGTGAAGTAGAAAAAGTTCAAGCGCGCATAGCAAAAGCGGATCAAGAGTTTTTTCAACAAACTTATGATCCTTTACTTCAGAAAATGCGAGATGATTCTTTAAAACAAGACACTCAAACTACTTTACGTGGTCGTGCTCAAGCTGACACGATGCAAGCTTTGACTGGAGATGGTTCTAATCTTAATTTAGCAAGAGGGGTTGATACCACTGCAGATGCTGCTATGGGAGCAGTTGGTAATATTTTACAAGCTAATGTTTTGGCCAGAGATGTAAAAGATAAAATGCAAACTAACGTTTTAGGGATAGCTAGAGGACAAGCAGCAGATGCTGGTAGTGGACTAGCTTCTGCTTCTAAGTTAGCAAGAGCTGAAGATTTAAACAGAGCTAGTGCAAGATTAAGTAGAGCTCAAAACATTATGGGTAATATAGGTAAACTTGGTTCTGCTGGTATTAGAAGATATTCTAGGAAAGGCGGCGAGCTTTTTGCAAGTCCAAATAGTAACCCTGCTATGCAAAACGATCCCTTGGGATTCCAATTTCAATCAAGCCCTTTTAACAGTGGTGAAAGGTCTGCGTAATGGGTAGAGTAACTAATAGAGGCAGAAATACTAACACTGAGCCGACACCAGATCAGATCTTTGCTGATGTTACGCAAGGTCAATACGATAGATTTGAACGTGAGTTCAAACCTTTTGAAGAACAAATATTAGAAAGAGCTCAAAGCGATACTAGCTTAGTTGATGCAGTTCCAGAAGATACTGCAGAGCAACAACAAATAGCTGAAGGTATTGCTAGAAGGAATAGAGAAAGATTTGGCTTTGAATCTACCGCAGCTCTTACCGCAGAAAGAGATAGAGCAACACAAAGAGGCGGTGCTTTGACTTTAGCTGGTGGCTTAAACAATGCTAGATTAGCTCAACTAGATGCTAATCAAAGAGTTATTTCTGATTTAATTAATATTGGTCAAGGCGTAAATAGAAGCTCTTTATCAGGTTTAGGGACTGCTGCAGAAAATGCAGTAGCAAGAAGAAGTCAATATGAAAGAGACAGAACAGCGTATAAAAATTCTAGAACTAGTATGTTAGCTACTATTGCTTCTGCAGCTATAATTTTTTCTGATATACGTTTGAAAAAAGATATTAAATTTAGCCACAGAGAAGATGGGTATAATATTTATACTTGGGAGTGGGATAAAGAAGTCTTAGAATTAAATGCAGGACACTTACCTACTTATGGAGTGCTTGCTCAAGAAGTAGCAGAACAAAAACCAGAAGCAGTAATTACTCATGGTTCTGGTTATTTAATGGTGGATTACGGGAAATTATAATGTCTGGTCACGATTTTAAGTTTGGTAGAGAGGTAGGATTTTTCCAAAGAATGTTTGGGCAATCTTTTACTCCTAAAGAAGTAGACGCAATTCAAAGAAGAGAAAACCAAAGGTATAGCGATACTTTTGGAACTCTAGAAAATGAGTTTGAGTCTGCTTTAGATGATGCTGTGAAAAACAAAGTCGCACCTGCTTCTTTTAATAACGATTTTGGAGAATTTTTAAAGTTTAAAGAAGAATATGAAAAAAATAAAGGCTTTGGAGAAGGCAAAAACCGATTTGTTACTTATAGCCAAGCTGTATCAATGTTAGGCAAAGATAGAGTACATGATTTAATACCTAAAGATACCTTAAGTAAAATTCTAGAGACAGATGCAGATAAAGCGTCAGGAGAAAGAAAAGGTATTGATTTTGAATCTACTGATTTTTTTCGAGGAGAAGATGGCAAAACGAGAGTTAACCCGAAGATTAGAACTTTTCGTCCTGGACCTGGGGGTCGGTTTAGTGCTAGAACTAATAACCCTACTTTAGATGGTAGTTCACAGAGTGAAACTGAAGATCCAGGTATTGGTGATATACCGTTACCAACTATGGATGCTATCTTTGAATTAGGTAGAAATGAACTTTTAGAAAGAACCGGAGTATATGGCACAAACAATAAAGTAGGCGCACCTTTTTTTGATGCACTTACTGATAGAACTAGAGGGGCTATGGAAAGCGGTAATAGGCAGGATGCCTTACCTATTGTAGAGCAAATATCTGATACTTTAGAAAACACTTTAAATTACGACATTATTGACAAGGCTGCTAGTAATGAACTAACAGGCACTAGGGCTACAGACAAAACTACCGGTGATACTACCGATGATACTATTGGAGTAGCCATTGGTTCATATAACCCTAGTGACGAAGACATTACAAAATTTACTGAAGGCTTTGTCTCTCCAGGTAAAAGAGGTCAAACAGCAGTAAAACAAACTCTTATAAACCAGTTAAAGAGTAAACGAGACGCTATTCAAAGTTTAGAAAAAAAGATAGGTAGAGGCGAAACAAGAAATACAAGAGCTGACACTGTAAATTTAGAAAGAAAAAAAGTAGAGTTTAACAAACTTGTTCAACAAGGAATAGACAATGATTTAAGAGAAACTTTAAAAACTAAATTAGAAAATGTAACTGGTGAAAATAAAGCTAAGTATGGTCAAATTTTAGCTGGGCCTAATTTTGATAAAATAGTAAAAAATCCTCAACTAAAACAAGAAATTCAAAACTTATCGCCAGATGAATTTATTCAAAAATATTCGAGTGCTGATGGCACTTTAAACAAAGAAGCTTTATATGGTCAAGACTTTATAGAACCAGAAAAAGAAATCCTTAAGAAAACAATAAGCAACGCTGAACTTAAACAAATTAGTGATGCAATAGAAAATAATGACGAAGCTAAAGCTAGAGAACTTATGGGTAAATTAAATTTCTCAGACGAAGATGAACAAACTCTAATACAAAGTTTAAATAGAACTGGTGGAGATTATCGAAGTGCATCGGATAATTTTTTACGTAGAATGTATATTCTAACTTTAAAAAATGCACCTCCTGATAGCGCATTAAGTGAAGCTTTGTTTAGAGATGTAGATTTAGCAACTCTAACAGACACTGGTTTCTTAAATAATAATGCCTTATCTGCTGCTACTAGCGCTAGAGATACTCAAACTAATAACTTTAATACTTTACTACAGAATATAACTACAACTTTAAGAGACTCTTTAGAAAAAGATGGCTTAAATATATTTGACGGCCGAGGGGCAGTTCGATATAACACCGAACTTAATCTTTTAAAAGCAAGCATAAGAGATAGAGCACAAGCAAGACAGTACTATGAATTAAGGGCTGAGCAATATAAAAATCAAGTTAGTGAGGATCTTGGTGATGTAGGTTGGATTCCATATCTATTAAGTCTTGGAAGAGCTCGAGGAGCAGACCCAGCTGTATATTCTGATGGATTGCAAAGTGTTGCTGTCGTAACTAGAACTGGAGGGCCGCCTAGTGAAGATAACCCAGTTATTGGTTTTAGAGCAAATCAAGCTTATCAAAACGCTGACCAGTTAATAAGGGAAAAAGGTCAAAGTTATGCAAATAACTTAGCAAAAGCTCTAATTCGATATGAAAGAGCAGACACACTAACTGAAGAACAAGCTAAACAGGAGTAAAGGTAATGGCTACTTTAGCAGAAACCTTAGCCGCCCTTGATGCTCAAAACACAGATCAAGATACTCCGACTACTCTAGCTGAATCGGAAAGAGATAAAGATGTAACTTTTGATCGTAGCCCACAAACTTTAGGAGAAGTTTTTGCAGATTCAGTACGTGGTGGTACTGCACAACTTACCAGTGACTTCGAAAGGTTTAAAGGTTTAGGTAATATCATTACTGGTGATCAAGAAGCTGCACAAGACAACTTTGCAATAGCAGAAAGCTATGATAATTACTCTTCAGAAATATTTAACAATATCCAACCTTTTGAAGAGTTTCTAGAAGAACCTACTTTTGGTGGTTTTTTTACTCAAGTAACTAAATCTATTGGTCAGTTTACCCCTATGGCAGTTAGTTCTTTAGCTAGTGGTTTTGCTGGTGCAGCAGTAGGACTATTAGGTAAAACAACTTTACGTGCTAGTTCTAAGTTTGCAGTAAATAAAATTTATGAAGATGTAAAAACCAAAGCAGCTACAAAAGGGTTGAACGCTTTAACACCTAGTGAACGTACTATTTTAAATGAAGCTTATGGCTACATGAAGTTTGCTAAACGTGGTGGGGTAGCAGGGGCTTTTGGACAAGAATATGTTATTGGTTCTTCTCAATCTGCTTCTGAATTTCAAGAAGCTGGTAGAGAACTAACACCTTTAGAAGCTTACCAGTCTTTAGCTTTGGGTGTACCTCAAGCTGTTTTAGGTACAGCGTCAGAAGTGTTATTTGCTAACGCTTTGTTAAAAACCGCTTTTGCTGGGTCACCTCTAGCTAAACTAGAGAAAAAAGCTAGAACTAAAGGGGTAGCTGCATTAAGTGCAAATGAAAAAAATGCCTTCAATATTATTGAAAAAATTAACAGAAAAGAAAAACTAACTCCTTCCGAAGTAGGTAAGATAAGAAAGTATATTGGCCCTGATAAAAATGTTTTTGCTAATGTAGCCATAGATATTGGTAAAGGTTTTGGAGGTTCAGGAGCAGTTGAAGGTATTACTGAGGTAGCTCAAGAAGGTTTAGGAGTAGCCCAACGTTTTAGTATTGATGATCAATACACTGCACGTGATGCAAAATTAAGATTAGCAGAAGCAGCTTTTGCTGGATTTTTTGCTGGTGGTGCTCGTGGTGGTGCTGGTGGTGCAGCTACTGGAATAATAAATCAAGCTCGTGCTTATGCAGAACAAGGAGCAGTAAGCGAAGCTGACCTTAATAACCAAAGACAAAGTAAAGGTGAAGGCGAAACTTTTGAAACAAAGTCAAGTGCTGAAATAAACGCTGAAGTAAATGAACTAAACCCAGACACTGGCACTGGTAAAAATGCTGTATTTGTGCCTGGAGTTACTAATTTAGACCAATTAAGTGGAATAGATCTTAGTAATATTTCAGATTTAGATGCTGTAGAACATAAAGGTGGCTTAATTATCAGTACTAAAAAACTTTTAGAACCCCTTAGAAATGAACAAAAAGCATTACAAACTAGTAAAAACCCAACCGCTGACAATTTTGCAAGGATAAATAAAAGAGCAGAAGATCTGTTAGGTGGTGAAGATATAACTTCTACTGCTGATGTAGATACTCAAGTTATTGTAAAAAATTCTGCTGGTACTATTATTGCTAGAAAAAGGACTACAGGAAATAATGCTGCACAAGTTCGTAATGAACTACAACAAAAGTATCCAAACGGTAGCATAGAAACAAGAGCCTTAGAGGAAGTTATAGAAGAAAGAAACATGGAAGGTATGTTTGATGATGATCCCGACTTAGATGATTTAGAAGTACAACAAGACCTTGCAACTAATACCGAAACAACTGAAACTGAAACTGATACTGAAACAGGCGCATCCCCAGAGGACGCTCTTACTTTACCTCCTGGAGTGGTTAGAGGCACTATTACTGATCCTACTACTGGTGCAGTTCAAGATTTATCTGAAACTGAACGTAGTTATAAAAAAAGTAGGTTTGTGCCTGATGAAAATGACACTTCGGCTAATGCAGTAGAATTACGTGATTTACGAAACAGATATATTGAACAATTAGCTACTCCAGAAGAACGTAATTATTGGAACCCAGAAGTTGGACCAAAACCAATTGACAGTTTGTCAGCTTCTGCTTTACGTAAATTTTTTGAATTAAAAACAGCTAATCCAGATTTAGTAATTGGTGAATCTTTAGAAGATGCTAACCGTTTTGCTTTTTATACTTACGGCGATCAAAATGCTCAGTTTCAAGCTAGAAAAGCTGTTTCTGATGCAGTGTTAGAGACTATACGTTCACCAGATCAAGCCTCTCCTGGGTGGACAGTTGAGATAACTGATCCTGAAGCCCCTAGCACTCTTGGTTTTGGTGAAAGAAAAGTAATTTTCAAAGATGGTGAACCTAAGATAAATATGCAAACTTTATTACAACAAGCAGTGCAAAATTTTGAACGTGAAGGTTACCAACAAAATTTAGATGCTGAGCAGAGCAGACAACAAGCCTTAATGAATTCTTTACTGCCTACTTTAGAAGCATTAAAAAATAATGGGTACGCTATAAAAGTACGCGACGCTGATGGTAATGTTGTAGACGCAGTTGAGCGTCCTGATATCGCTACCAGCATGCCTATAGTACGTGGAGAAAGAGGTGCTTTTGTTAGTGCTGAACAAGTTTTAAGAGACGTAAGAGTTGCACCGAGAGAAAGACGTCAACCATCTAGACAGAGAACGACTAGAGCTGGAGCGCCTTTAGAACAAACTCTTACCGAGAGTGAAGGTCAAGAAAGAGCAACTCTTGGGGATGAAAGTCCAGAGGTAACAGACCAAACAGAAATGGAAAATATGATGGAGCAAACCGATCCGATTGAAGGGGCTCCAGGTGAGTTAGATTTAGACCCAGAA